CAACCAATGTCATTCACCGTACTCCTTAACTCTGCGATAGAAGCTATTACAGCAAAGGCTTCTTGTGCAGTTAAATTATCTCTATACTTAGATACGGCTCTATTTATTATATGGTCTTGTCGTTTTTTTATTGCTCTCTCAAACTCTCTCTTAAGAGCGTTCCTTTGTGCTTCACCTTGTGCATCAGCCATAAGATACCCCCTTGTGCTGTGCTACAGCACCGGGCAGCACCAGCCCAGAACCTTCTCTGCCCTCCAAAGCTCTTATACTTTTACAAGCGTGAGCCAGTAAGAATATAGTCTCATCTAAGGCATCAGATAAGAAAGCAACTTGTCTGCCCAAGTCTCTAGTAGGCTGCTGGGTTGCATGGTGATGTTGATACCATTGGTTAAACTCTTTAAACTTCTTGTCCATCTCTGCACTCATAAGTCTCCCCTTATAAAGTATTTATAGTAAAAATAATAACTTATAGCAAAAGTAATAATAAAAAAAACGGTCCAATAAAACCCATTATTATCTCCTTTCTCTAATGCCTACCAAGCAAGCCCTTTAATATCACCCCTAGTTCCCTCAGTTGCTTTTTTAGTAGCCCACTCATCAGCCCATTTATTAAAGTTATCCTCGTTAAATCCTATGGTTACCCCCGGTTCATTTTTGTCGAACCAGTTTAAAGCATCGCCTACGCCTCCAAGATTTCTTATATTATGTGCAGTTGGGGTAAAATGTTCACCTTCCCACTGACCGCCAAGGTTTCCACTAATTTTATCATAAATAGACCCCGTTGAAAATGATGGATGGGTTGGCTTTTTAAACATATCACTGGCATGTCCTGATACCGGGTCAAACAATATATTCTTTTCTTCTTGCGTTGTAGCATTATTAAGTGCCTTCCAATAGCCCTGTACATCATAAGTCCTTTTTTGGTCTTCCAAATCCCATGTGGCTTTTATACCCCTTTTTTTTAAATCAGTTTCCCATCGCACTTTCTCCTTCTTTGCCCATGCTTTAAACTCCTTCATTTCTTTTTTGGTCAAAGGTGTGTCATAACTCTCACGCCACGATTTATCTGATATTCGTTTACCATGACCATATTTACGATTTGATGACAACTTGGGCTTAGCTCTATTAACAAGAGCCTGATAAGGATTATATTCTGCCATATTTTCTTCCTTTAATATTCTGATGTAGTCAATACCTGATGAAGTGCACTTGCTATCTGGTCAACCATCTGCTCATTATAGGTTTCCTTTGAATAATGCAATTCATGAAACACCATATGTATAACCTCGTGAAGATAACACTGTTCCATTCTGGTAACAGGTCTTTTCAATGCCTTGTTACATTGAATTATAATACGGTTCTTATTAAACTGTGCTATCCCCTGACCGTCTTCCCTGTCTTCATAATCAGGTTCAGTTTTAACTTCAACAGTATGTCCAAACAATTTAAACCGTTTAGGTATTTTCATAACCTTTTAACCTGCTGCTGGTTGTGGGACTTGCTCCTGTGGAAACTTATTCCTTGAAATCTCAGATGCATCCTCCCCTGTCTTCTTATCTCCAAATGTATTCTGTAAGGCTTCAGGGCTTACACCGTCTTCGCCTTCCTGTAATTCTATATTAGCCGGATTAATATCAAGACCCTGTAGTATCTGGTCTAGTATCTTATTCGGACTAAACTTCTTTGCGAATGTCTCAGCAAGAATAGGGTTCTTGAAGATAGTATCAACTGCAAGCATGAGCTTCTGGAAGTTCCTACCTTTAGTTATGATACCACTTATACCTTCTACCTTGAAGTTAGTTCTTATTCCAAACTCTATATATCTTTCTTGTGCCGACATCGTTGATAATACTAGAGCTGCCCTAGCTCCGATTACACTTTCAAGAGTAGCAAAACCCTCTCTGAATTGTAATATCTCAAGCCATGACAGCCTTATTACTTTAACTAATGCCTTCTCTACTTCCCTAGCAAAGCTATCAAGTTGTTCACTTGAAGACTGTTGTTTTTCAATAACCTCAGTAGCCTTGACCTGTCGTGGAGGTAATAGACCTGCCCTGATATCATTAAAGATACTGGACATATCAAAGTCTCTCATTATCAGGTTCATTACATTCAATGCATCCTGTGGAACTTTACCTGTCTCTACAACATGCATAGTCTTCTCATTGACAGGAGTATCTTCCTTAATTAGTAAAGTAGTACCCGGAGGGATTCCTCCAGAAGCCTGATTAGGATTCTTGAGGTTATCATCTTTTAACACCTTTACATTCTGGGCTGCCGCAGTACCGCCATCCATTATCAAGTTCTGAAGTTCATTGATAAAGAGGTTTAACTTTACTGGGTCATCATATAGAGCCTTATGCCATACTGACTTAGGAACTCTAACTATAGGAGAGGTTACGATTGGTGATTTCTTGTGGAGCTTTGGATTGGGGATGGGCTTCCTAATAAGTACTCTTTCGTTTGCTATTGTGCATACAATATTTTCCTCTAGGACATTGCCCTCCATATCAAGGATAGTACCCCAAACCTCATGCAATGTTATTTCTTTTCTAAAACTCTTAGTATTAGCATCTTGATTCCTCTGCTTCTCTTCATGCCATTTCTTTTCAGAGTCTATCATACTACTAACAAGTTTCTCAACTTCTTTCTTATCATAGATACCATCTTCTGCAAGCTGTTTGACTTCATGCAGGTCACGAACAACCTCATGTATCTCGTACAAACCACGACCTGTTGGGTCAGGGAAGTAGAACTCAGGTTTATCAACATCTATTAATAGATTAAATTGACCTTCCCTAGTCTCACTCCTAACCTTAAATATCATAAGACTTGATAACAAACCTATCTTAACAGCATCAGCTATCTTTGTTACAAAGTCTGTTTCATCGGAATCAAGGTGGAACTTTAACAATTCACGAGCCTGATGATTAGTCATAAGGTCTTGGTTCTCTAAATCTACAGCAAAGTAATCACCTAGTCCCGTCAGAGCCTTCTTTATAAATGCAGTAACAGCTTCTACTCCCATACTTGTCTTCGGAGAGAACTGTTTGCTTTGCGTATTAGTCTTATGTGAGAAGTCCTGTCTGCTGTGATAAGCCTCCCAATTTCGCCTATTTAACTTATCTCTGGTAATCCTTGAGTCTTCGGATTCCTTCTTATACATCTTTATTGTCTGTATTATCTTACTATCCTTATCAGCCATTCTTACATATACTCCTCTGGGGTTGGAAGGTTATCTTCCTTTTTAATCTCTTGGTCATCCTCACTACAATATGAAGGCACTGGCATACTATCTATAAATGCCTGTTGCCTGTCTATCTCTATCATACACCAAGCACATATACCAATGTCCTCGTGTCCTTTAAGTAATTCTCCGCCACAATGTGAACATTCTTTCATATCTAATTAAACGCATAAGCCGGAACATCCGGAAGTTTAAACCGTTCTCTGGGTCTCATCGCCATTACCTTTCTAGGTGGAGCTTCTTTCCATATCCAGTATCCTATTGCATCTGATACATGAGTACGCCTAAAGTAAGGGTCTTTCTTATTATGCGTCTTCTTTATTCCTTGTTTATTATCTGACAAGACTTCTTCAAAGTCTTGCATTAACTCTGGGCAATGATTGGTCATGGCTAGATTAGCCACACCACTTGGGTCTCTTAGTGCTATATTTACTGCATTAATCCTGTCGGGCACATTAGGATTCTTCTCTGGCAGTCTTAACCTTACTGGTACTGGATAGTTAGACATAGCCTTCATTATCAAAGAATAGCTGCTATGCCTAGTTTGGTGGTCTCTTCGCTTCCCAGTTGCATCACCAAAGACATGAATCTCTGCACCATGCGTAGGATAGTGGTCTCTAAATAAGTCCACCATCTCAAAGACATTTCCCTCTTCAAGAATCAACTCCTTAAATATATTAAACTTATTACCAATCTTCTGACCTACCAAGCTGACCATAGGTTCTACATTGAAATCCCATACCCAAGCTAGAGGTCTCCCAGTATGAAAAGGTAGAGAAACCTCAGGAATATGTATGCCCCTATCGAAAGGAGAGTAAACCCTAGCACCACCAATACCAGGTAAAAGCTCCCCGTCAATCCTGATTCTGTACTGTTGAGTTCCTTCAATATATCTTGCTTTGAGCGTTTCAATATATACCTCGTCTAAATATGGGTTATCATAGATTGAGCCCCTAAAGATTCTAACATGGGGGAGTTGGAACTCTCTTTTGATAATGTGCGGATAGAGCCAAGATATCCCACCAACTGTTCCTTCTGGCGGTAAGATAGTGCAAGTCCCAAAGATTCGTAGCTTTTTTCCAGCCCCGACTCTGATACCTCCTTCGTCATAAACTGCTTTGTCTGGTGGTTCGTCATAATGTATCCAATCCTTTTCTGCTCCGGGGAACTTCCTTCCCTTAGACTCACAACTTTTAAATCCTATAAAAGAACCATTCTTTAACTTTAATATCTTGTCTTTCTTTCGCCATTCAAGTATCTCGCTATTCGGTATAAGAGGAGCGACAGCTTGGTCTTTAGGAACAAAGCCATTGTCAAAATAAACTGGTTCAACAATGTCACGAGAAGTATTGTTATCAGGAGAAATGACCCAACCAGTGGTAGCCCTACCAGTCTCTGGGTCACCGAACCGGGCAAAGGTGCTTCCACATACCCCTCCGGCGAGTGTCTTCCCCCATCTATTCGATGTAAATGCCCAGACTTCCGTTTGTTCTCCGTAGAGTACGGCATCTATAAACTCCTTCTGCTTAGGATGAGGTGTCAGGTTCAGCAGGGGGTCTGTTGACTTCTCCTCCGCTACATTCTGTGCTACTAATATCGCCTCGTCTAATTTCTTCCTGTATTCCTGTTCGTTCACCTTCTAACATCTCCTTTGTTATACCCAGCTCAGAGAGCTTTTCATCGAGCAGTTTTTGCTTTTGGCTTAAACTAAGCTCACCAAGATTCAGTATAAGGTTATTAGTTGTATTAATAGGTTGCGTACCACCATATTGGGGCAATGTAGTTCTTAGCTTTACTAGGTCATCCACATACCTAGAGGGATATTTCTTATAGTGCTTCTTCATCCCCTCACTATTCTCTTCAGTAAATGGACTAGCCTCTAAAGCCGAGGTCAACATCTTCTCAAATGGTTCTGTATCCCCGGATTTAACCAATAGTCCTGTCCTTGCTATCTCTGTTCCTGTGTTCATCTTTTACCTTTTTTCATGTTTCTTGAACGCTGAGAACTCAACAATCCAACCGGACTCTTCTTCTATTTGTTCTTTCAAATCTTTTAATCTTCGGAATAGGTTAAGAATTTCCAAATCGCCTTGTGCAAGTTCTCTAGCTAATTGTTCATATGACTTCTTTAACTTCATATTATTCTTGGAATAGAAGACTATCTTGCATTGTCTTCTCTTATCCCTGCCTGTACTTGAGCCATCTCCTGCTCTGTCAGCCTCTCAAGCCTAGGATACCTGCCAGCACCCCTACGACTG